GCGGTACTCAAGACCAAAAGCTGAGAACCCGGCACCCAACGCAGCGCCGCCGTTGTAAATGATTGGTACTAAGTATCTCAGTGTTGGCACAGCCTGGACAGCGGTATCCAAAGCAAGTGTGACAAGGGACTCGACAAACTTGCTAGCAACACTCACTTCACCGGTTGTACACCCGATCACATTGGAGAATGTGTCAGGCTTAAAGATAGTAGGAGACTTGGTAATAGATCCTTGCCAAGTTCCAGCGTTATCAAATGCATACCACTCAACATCAGTAACATTCACATTATTGAGGATGGTGGCAGGTGTGGCGCCGGTGACAGAGAAGGCAGTTGAAAGATCCAACTTGCCCTTGCCTTGCGCGCCAGACACGTCTAGTGCATAGTTAACACTACCGGTTGTACCTCCGAATCCGAAGGTCATGAGAGGGACGCCCAAATAACCCGCGCGCACAACCTTGATCGGACTCGACGGAGTGGGATTAAGATTGACATTGGGCACTGGGAGTCCGAGGAAACCTGTTCCAAGGGCGGTGGTGACTGCAGTTGCTGCTGGGGCATTACCGGCATTAGCATAGCCGGTTTGAACCTGGACAGGATCGTTAACAGGTGTTACAAGTTCAACTTCATATTCAACCCAAACATCCATGAGCAAATTGGTCGTGGGTGTGTCGAACGCACACATCATGAACCCTGAATAAGAGGTACGTTGTTCGATGTACGTGGACCTGCCAGTAGCTGATACATACCGGTAGGGAAGATCACGATTCAGGGCATTTGGGTTGCACACCAACTCACACTCCTGCCAAACGGCGGCCTCAACGCTACTTATGTTGCCCATGAGCTCGGACTTGGTACTAGCGACCAAGTCGTCAAAGTCATAGTCAATAGCGGCGTAAAACCTGCCAGCTTGGCTTGTGGGTGAAGATGGTATGAAGTGAAACTTGACCTTGTTGAACCGAAAACGCTCATAACAAGGTGCGATACGCGAGAGCCAGGGGAAGAGATCAGAACAAGACGGATTTAGATCATAGCCAGGTGTGGCCGCACTTATAGACGTAAGTGCGAATCCGGTTGCTGCGCCATTGGTCGCGGTTCCAACGAACTCACGACGGTGAATGACGATTCGGTCGCTTCCATTAATGCGAGGGCCTGTAGCCACAGCACGCACACCGTAAGACACGGGTGCGATAGTGCGGTCCACTGATTGAGACTTGGATTTGGTTGATTTAGACATTTTACTTTTGCTCGACTTCATGTTGTATTGGGTGCCCGACATGAAAACGGGGACTGTTCATCACACTCACAATCGTTACCCGTGCAGTCTCTA